AATGGCTTTAGCATCTTCAGTACCCTCACCAAATCCCTGGGTGAAGGCTTCATCTTTAAGCAGCATTGCAGGAACATCAGAAGCAGCAGCGATATTAGCAATGATGTTATCTCTGGCAGTTGTCATAGATGTTGCGGTATTGGTCAAATCAATGGAGTTGATTTCCTCATCAATATCAATGGAGAGCACATTACCAGTACCGCCTTCTTGCAAATAGGTGCGCTTGATACCAGCAGCATTTTGCATTAAGCGATTGACAATCGAGCCAGCAGGTTTTTGTTTAGCAATGATTAAACCTGATTTGAATGTCACCAGGTCATCGGTAATCATCGACTGAATGAAAGACTTTAATGGATATAAAGCCCTTTGAAAGACTGACCTACCTGTAAAACCGAAGGCACTAGACTGAAATTGAAGATATACAGGAGTGCCATTAAAAACAACAACACTTCGGCTAGGATGATAGGGCTGACCAGCAGCAGTAGTATATGCCAAAGGTTTTTGGAAGTCAGGCGCATTGGGATTCTGATTCGTCACAATCGAACCAGCCATATTAAGCGGATCTAGCTGATTAAAATAAAGATTAAGATCAGGAAGCATCCAAGGGTCAATGGGATCAGTAGTAGGAATCTTATCAGCCCCCACAACAATGCCAGCAGCACCATAGGTGCGATTAATAAACATAACATCCCTAATATGATTAGTAGCACCCAATCTCTCCCATTCTTTATTAAATGCTTCAGCGAGCATTTCTTTTGGTTGAGCATCAATTGTAATAGTTCTTGGCTTTGATAGCGCAAGTTTTACAGGCTTTTCTACTAATTTGCCACCAAGGGGATGATATGTCCAGATTTGCTTACATAACTCATAACCTGCTTGTGAGCCTGGTTGAATGTTGTCAGCACTAAGCAATGACATTAACTCACCGCCAAGATATGTATTATTTATCATTACATCTGACATAGTTCTTCCTTAGTAGCCATATTTATCACCAACACCAATGGCTAGACTATACACAAAAGCATCAAGCAAGTCATCTGCTCTTTTGTATGCTTCCTTATCGCCAATCCTAAAACTGGTGACTTGGGATAATAGATGATTGCGACTTGCATTTTTGAATGTCATAGTTTTATCAAAAGCAAACTCGCTGATCTTCATCAATCCCTGATGAAAGTATCCTGATACTGAAATGGCTCTTTCATCCTTACCAACTGAAGTCAGTCCAGAGTCAATGGCAAATGTATTCCATCCTCTAGTGCGCCCTTGTTGTATAAGAATAGAACCAGCAGCAGCATCTTCAATGAATGTACCGACAACTCCATTCCTGGCATTGGTTACTTTGGCTAGTTCTTCCAATCTGGCAAATACACTTGGCATCCAATTTTCTAGCATTGCGCCATCAATCTGCACAATATCCCAATCAAGAATAATCAAGTTGTAGGGATTTTGGGTGTACTTATCGACAGCCACATAGACAATCGCAGTACCATCATTCTCTTTTCCACCCTTAACTGCGGTATCAATGACTGCATAGACACCATCGCACTTAGTAGGATAGGCAACTGGTTTATTATCGACTAGCAGCTTGTCTACACTAAAGAAGGCTTCACCAGACCAATCTACAAATTCTGCCAAATACTCTTGACGATAGACGAGGGGATGATTTTCCCTTTCCAGCTTGATTAATTCTTCTTGGGGTAGGAATGGGTTTGTATGGGTTGGGGCATGGTATTCAGTAAATCCATGTTCAGGCTCATTGCATACCTGCCAAAAGAAATTGCTGCTATCTACCCCATTAGGAGTGGATGCTGCAATACAACTACCCTGGAAGTCTAGCAATGCTGGCTTAATAGCAGTTTGCCAGACCTTCATCATACTTGGCTTGGTAAAGGCTGCTTCATCAATAAAGACTTTATGGTACTTTCTGGATCGACCTGCTCTCTCATTTTCCAGAGTCCAAAAGTCTATGCGCCCACCCTTTTGAGTGGTAATGATTCCATCAATCTTGGAAGATGACACAATGGTAGGAGCTAATAGGTCTACGATCTCTCTAAAGGCTTCAGATTGAATTTTATAGTCAGGAGCAAACCAGCCTACCTTTTCACCATTGGCTGCTGCTGTCACCGCTAAATTTTGCATCATTGCGGTTTTTCCCCATCGCCTTCCACATCGGATTACAAAGAATCTGCTTTCATTATCATAGGCTGCTTGCTGTCCATCATGGAATGGCTGCAACTCTATGATTTCTTCACTTTTTTGTTTTAGTCGGGACATTGTGAATGGTTAGTTCTTCTTTAGCGACTTCTTCTACTCGATCACCATATTTCTTCGGTGCTAACTTTGTTATAACCCATTTACGAGTATCGACCCTTAATCTGGATCTATTAATATTCTCATGGTTAACTTTACCAGTAGGATTGCCATCTTTGTCCAGAAGCATATCTCCCTCAGTAGCATCAGCAATATCTAATAGTTCTTCTAAGAGAAAATCTGCTTGGGCTTCTCTCGCCTGTGCGTACTTGTCCGAAAAAGTCTTATTCTTTAACAGCCACAGTATTACAGTACTTCTCGCTGGTATATGCTCATCCTTGCAAATTTTGACAAGTCCCTCTCCATAAGAGAGTCTTAAACAAATCTCATCTGCTAGTTCTTCGGAATAACTTGAGGGTCTACCCATATCAATAATATCTAACTAAAAGTGTCAGATAGGAAATAGCTTTTGACTATTTGTGGCATACAAGGACAGTTGTACCCTATCTGACGATGTCATATTAGCATAGGGTTAATAATTATGTCATTGATTAATCATTAAATTCAGTTAAGATTCGCTTACTCACTTAGGGAGTCTTATGTCTAATTACCTTGCTACTGATGAGCAATTCATCGAATGTTGGAAAGAATTGGGTAGTCCAGATAGAGTATCAAGAGCATTGAAAATGGGTATTCGATCAGTCCATGCTAGAAGAAGGGCTTTGGAATTAAAGTATCAAATAGAGTTACCTACCTTTAATCCACAAGCTACTGGTCGGACTAATATTAAAAAAATAGATCAAACCTCTGGTCATGTTAGAAGGGGTATTGAGATTCCAGATAAAGGTCGAGTCATAGTTTTTAGTGATGCTCACTTTCAGCCAGGCGAAGTAACTACAGCTTATAAAGCACTATTAGCCATGATTAAGGCTTTTAAAGGTGAACTTAAAGCGATTGTAGCCAATGGCGATATGTTCGATGGAAGTCAAAATAGCGCACATAAGAGAATCAATTGGTCTCAAACTCCTACAGTAAAAGAAGAACTTGAAGCCTGTCAGGAATTTATGACAGGAATTGAAAATGCTGCCAGAAAAGATACTCCTTTAATATGGTGTCTGGGTAACCATGACGCTAGATTCGAAACATTTCTGTCAAATTCAGGCGCAGCGACTTATGAAGGTATTCTCGGTTTTAGCCTGAAAGATCATTTTCCGATGTGGAAATCTTGCTGGTCTTTTTGGGTCAATGAAGATACTTGCATAAAACACCGATGGAAGGGTGGTTTCGGTGCTACTAGGAGCAATGCCCTGAATTCGGGCATCAATTATATCTGTGGGCATACCCACAATTTATCCGCATTTCCTATTACCGATCTCAGCCCTGCCTTCAACATGGGAACTAGATGGGGTGTTCAAACTGGAACACTAGCCGATATTCATTCCGATGCCTTTGTACATTATACAGAAGATGCGCCAGTAGATTGGCGATCAGGGTTTGTCCTACTGTCATGGGAAAATGGCAGAATGTTAATGCCAGAGTTGGTTATGGTATCTGGTGAGGATGAATTTGAATTCCGAGGATGTATAAACAAGGTATAAACATGACTACTATTGTTGGCGATTGGATTAATAAAGTATTAGTTTCAGATAGTCAATTCTCTGATGAAGATACTGGTATCAAATACTTTGAAGAAAAGATTGTTGCAATAGATGGTGGCTGGCTTGGAGTTGCAGGTAATTGGAGTGATTGCGAAAAAGTTGTTGAATATATTAACAAAAAGAGCAAAGTCAAACCAAAGCTAAAGCCAGATAGTTCTTTTATTAAATTGACCAAAGATGGTCTTTTTTATTGCGGTGATGACCTGGAATGGGAAAGAGCCAAGACATTTATGGCTATAGGGTCTGGAGCAATGGCAGCCGAAGTATGTATGCGAATGGGTCTGACAGCAGAAGAAGCGGTGAAATGGGCTTGTAATGTTGACCTTAAAAGTCATGAACCCATTAAAACTTACAACCTATAAGTAGCAATTTTCTATACATATTAATACCTATATGTATAAATTGTAAAATATTTTATACATTTTGTGACTTATTAAAAAGTCCTTAAATAGGATAAAGCCTTATTAATGAGTCATTTAACATACTTTTGTTATTGTTAACATATAGTGTGTTAACACTTTTTCTTACAAAATTACCCGATCAGTAATTTTTTTGAAATTTCATGCACTTTTTCTTACAAATTGCCCGATAGGGAAACTTTTTTGTAAAGTTTTTAAAATTTTTTGTAAAGTATTAGGTTTAGGATTGTAAAGTTATTATACAAATAACAAATTTGTTAATAGTAGACAATTAGCAAGGCAATTAACATACAAAAAACTAGAGCAACTCCATCTTGTTCACTCATTGAATTAGACTCCCCATAACAATTCCAGGCGCAATATTCTCCCAATGATAACCTATTGATTCATTGACAATTTCTAGAAGTTCTTCCTCAGTTATGTCATAGGTTGATTCGAATCTTTTGCGCCCAAGCCCATGTATTCCAGTATCTCCTCGATGGTGCTCTCTACACAAAGGGATGGCAGGACTATCTTTCCTTGGTCGATTTCTTCGAATATGGTGAATTTCGGATGGTGTCCCTTCACCATATCCAAGGAAGAAACAAAGGACACATCCAAATCTGGCAAGTTTGTCATAATGCTCTTTTTCTTTTTTAGTGGTCAATGTCGACTCCTTGTTCGGCTGCCCATGCCATTACATATTCTAGGAATTCTGACATTTCTGCAATAGTTAATGTTGAAGTATGACGAAAAACAATATCTACTCCATGATTGTCAATCGAAGGTAAAATCTCAATAGGTTCACCCCTGGCTCTTAGCCAACCAGCAGTAAGGAGTCTTTTCCATGTATCTACTTCTCTATATGATCCTGCCCATTCTACCTTTTTGGATATGGCTTGCATAATCGAGTGCAGAAGCGCATTTTGCTCTAGACTGCGGGTAGGTAGCTTAACCTCTACGATGTAGCCTTCTGGGGCGGTTTTGACAGCTTCTAGGGCATTTTTTCTAGCGACATCATGTGCAAGGTAGAAAAGCTGCTTCATTTTATAGAAATAAGGTAAGCACCATAATTGGCTACAGCATATCCAAAATACATCCAAGCTAATCCCATATTGCCCTTCAAACAACTCTCAGCGCAAATATAGGCATATATCAGCCCAGTAAGGATGATGAGATTAGAACTCAAAAGGTTTTCCCACCCCAGATTTGGGATTCCAAATGTCGAATGTAAGAGTCCTGGTGCTCAATATGCTTTAGCAGCTTGTCATAAGCCAATCGCCAATAGTCAGCATCCATCTTGACTTTCTTCAATTCTTCTTGGAGTTTGTTTATTTCCATGTCCCCCACTCTCCTCGATTCCCTTTCGACCATTGCTCTACGAAAGATTGTTGCAATTTCATCCATAATTTGATTGTCCTTTCACCACGAATGTAAACCTGAAACTTTTTAAGACCCCAAGCCTTGCGGTAGGCAAGCATTTGTCTTACAGCACATTGGAATTTATGCAATTCGACTTGGGTGATACTCATATTGCCAAACTTCTTTTCTGCCCTTCGCATGGGGATTGCAGACCAAAGTTCTACTTAGGTATCGCTGTCTGCGAAGATAGCAAAGAGCCATCGAAATTTGAGGGGCTTTGAGGTCGGTCTTTACAGCAATGTCATACAAAGTCAGAGGGGCTTGTTCTTCAATGAATATTGCCCTGACCTTAGATGCTGCACCTTGCTTTTCCATCAACTACTCCTTGTAATAGGTTAATAATCTTACTTCTTTTTTTTATCTCTGGCATCCAGAATAAATTTTTTCATCTCGAAATAGCTATTAAATCGAGCCTTGGCTGGATCACCGCCACATTCGATGCGGTAGGCTTCCTCGATTTGTTTGTCAGTCCCTAGGGGCAATTCCTGCGATTTTAGGGGTGCTTGTGTAACCCAGGCAGCTTCAAAGGATCGCCAACCCTTAAACATGATTGTCTCAATGACTTCTGACAATGGCATTTTGGCTTTTTCAGCTTCAGTTACTAGGCGATTCACAATTCTGTCTGTAACTGGTGCTTTCAGTCTTTTCCTATAAACCAAAAAATCATTCCATAAATCAGACGAAACTCCTTCAGGAGTTGGAGTAGTATTTTTATGGTTAGTGGTTAGTGGTTTATGGTTAGTGGTTAGGGTTATTTGTGGGTTTTCTTTGGAAACCATCTGGGTTATTTCTGGGTTATGCTCTAAGTCCTTGATTTTCTTGGGTCTACCACCCAATTTACCCACAGTTTTATTCCTCTCAGCCTTCTCATGGTACTTTGCAATTTCGATGTCGCATCTTTCGTGATGCCATCCATCTTTCTTCAAATCGAAGAATTCTTTAAGTATTGCGAGAATGGTTTTCTCTTGGTTTACGAGTCGTAACCTTCTGATAACCGATTGGGTTTCTTTAGGGATTGGTTGCTCTGAATCGTAATAAAAATTAATTAACTTGAAATAGACAGCTTCTTCCTCAAGAGTCAAGTGGCTGGTTGCCAGATGCCAATCGGATATGTTGAATTTGTAGTAGTGCATATTCCTTCAGTCCAAGGTAGTCAAATTAAGGGATTGGGCAGAGCATTGACTAGATGCTTTTTCGGTTGCGAACCTAGCCCAAGGAAAAGATCATACTACTTTTTAATTTCTAACTCAGAAATTTTTATGAGGGATTTCCCTTGTCGAATAATTTCACCTCTGTAGACATGAAGTTCATCAACTTGTGAATCATCATCAAATAATCCAGCTTGCACTAAAGCATCCAGTAAACTCTTGATCCGATTGTCAATGTCAGACTTCCTACGATCTTTAAAATGTAAAGTTACTGTTAAGGACAATCTTTTATCCCCAAAATTAATATGCTGCTGGCTCGCTATATGAGCCACTTCTTTTTTAAACTCTCTGGCTGCAAGAGTTAAAAACCGCCTAGAACCAGCAAAACCCCAGTAGCTATTTACTGAGGGTGGAAGGGGCAGAATAAGGGTTAATTCGGTCATGTTGCATTTTTGCACATAACTTCTTGCAAGTGTAATAGTTTTGTGTAATACTACTTGTGTAGTTCGATAACCCACGAAAGGAAATCAAAATGCTTACAACTGTAGAAAAAGCAGTAACCAAGAGAATTGTAGAAACAGCTTTAGCTTTAAGTTATAAAGTTGGAGTGAGTGCAGATGGTGAAACTATTTGCAAACCATCAAAAAGTATTGAAAAGATTTTAAAAAATGCTTTTAACTGTGACTTTGTTGAACTTGAGCTAGATGGCAATAACAACAATGGTTTTATTTCATTGAATTTCTTTAACGATGGTCTTGAAATTATTTCCGATTATTCTGTCAATTTAGAAAATTTCATAGATTCAATCAGCTTTAAATCTTTAATCATTGACTTGTAAACATAGCCCCTTCGGGGGCTTTTCACGAAAGGTAAATTATGTATAACAACAATCGCTATTATGAACCAGAAGATGACAATGATTCAGATAGAATCAATGATCGAGTTGCTGAACTTATGGAAGATGAATACAGCATCAAAAAGTATTCCAACTTTGCAGAAGGCATTTATGAAGCTAATGAAAAGAATCGAGTCATTATCGAGGAAATGCTTTCTAAACCCCAAGTAGATATTAACTTTGAAGCCTTGGGTCGAAAGTTGTGGGATATGGCTTATGAATATATGGAAGGCTATGCCAACAGCCATGCAGAAGCAAATTTGTCTAGCGGTTATTTAGATTAAACACGAAAGGTAATAATGAAAACTTTTAATGAACTTCGCAAGATCAATGTCAATGAGCACACCGAAAAGAAAGGTCGCTTTACTTATCTTTCTTGGACATGGGCTGTAGATCAACTATTACAAAATGATCCATCCGCTACTTGGACTTTTGGCGATCCAGTTTACTTTAATGAAACTTTGATGGTCTTTTGTACTGTCAATGCTTTTGGCAAATCTATGACCTGCCAGATGCCAGTTATCAATAATCAGAATAAAGCTATTCCTAATCCAAATGCTATGGACTGCAATACCGCTATGCAAAGAGCATTAACAAAGTGTATCAGTCTATTCGGAATTGGACTATACATTTATGCGGGAGAGGATTTGCCACAAGAAGATGCAAAAGAGCCAGTTGATACTGCGCCATATATCAGCAATATTATGAAATCCTTGACTATGGATGAGTTAAAGAATAGCTACATTGCAGCAGTCAAGGCTTGTGGCACATTAAAAGAATTGGAGCAAGTCAAAGACATTCGCAAGAATGAATTAGTGGCGGAGCAATCATGACCGACATATTACAAGGCACTCCAGAGTGGCATCAGCTTCGCCTAGGTAAAGTGACTGCTTCCAGGGTGGCTGACATCCTGGCTAAGACTAAAACTGGTGTATCTGCAAGTAGGGGTAATTACCTAGTTGAATTGGCTATCCAGAGGGTTACAGGTCAGATCGAGGAGTCCTATACTAATGCTGCTATGGCATGGGGGACTGAAACTGAACCGAAAGCGAGAATGGCTTATGAGGTGTTTAATGATGTCCTGGTGGAGCAAGTGCCTTTTGTGGATCATTCCACCATTAAAGGCTTTGGTGCTAGTCCTGATGGGCTGGTTAATATTAATGGGCTTTGTGAAATCAAGTGTCCCAATTCTGCAACTCATTGGTCATATCTAAAGTCTGGTGAGCCACCCAATAAATATTTTATTCAGATGCAAGCCCAGATTGCTTGTACTGGTAGGGAATGGAATGACTTTATTTCATTCGATCCTAGGATGCCTGAGAAAAGTCAATTGTTTGTGAAAAGGGTTTTCCGAGATGACAAGTTCATTGGCATCATGGAAGATGAAGTAAAGAAGTTTTTGGAAGAAGTAGAAAGAGAAACCGAACTCATGTTAAATCGGCAAATTTAATCAAGGATAAATCATGGCATCAGTAAATAAAGTAATCATTGTGGGCAACCTGGGTAAAGACCCTGAACTTCGCAGCTTTCCAGATGGCAGCCCAGTTTGTAACATTTCTGTAGCTTGTACCGAAAAATACAAGGATAAGCAGGGTGAGCAAAAAGAAGTAACCGAATGGGTCAATGTAGTCTTTTTTGGAAAGCTGGCTGAAATTGCTGGTGATTACCTTAAAAAAGGCAGTTCAGTCTATGTTGAAGGCAAACTTAAGACCGAAAAATACACCGACAAAAATACTGGAGTGGAGAAGTACTCTACAAAGGTCATAGGCAGCACAATGCAGATGTTAGGGGGTAAGCCTTCAGAAGATTCAAAACCTTCTCAAAGCCCTCAAAAGGGTGTTAATTTAGCCGATTTAGATAGTGACATACCTTTTTAAGCTAAAATGATCTTGGAGTCCTTATTTCTGGGAGTGGTACACCCAAAAATTACCTTCTGGTGCAATGCCAGACCTTTCGTGAGGGATAAGGACTCCACCCCTGCAAAAAAGCAACACCCTATTGCAGATGTATTATATTTATGTAATACTACTTTTGAAGTCTAGCGAAAGGAAGTCAATATGTACTATGTCTATGATGAAACTGGATTGCTAATGCGAAAAGTTCGTCATAAGGCAGAAGCAAATCAGCTTGTCAGTATTAGAAGTGGTTGGTCTTATGTTTTTGTTAAAAACAAAAAGAAACCAATTAAATCTTATAACTTTGCACCAGCACCTTTTTGAAAGGAAATAAAAATGTTGAAATATTTTGATGCTTTAGAAGTTCCAGCCTGGGTTGAATGGGTAGGAGTCATTGCGATGGGTATCCTCTTTGGATGTATGTTTGCCCTATGAAGGGTAATGAAAAGCCCTATGCGCTGCGAATCCAATCCAACATAGGTGAGGATCTATTCGAGATGTATTGCGAGAGACAAGGCTATACATTCAATCGCCTGGGCTTTGATGAGCAAAATGGATTTGTAAGTAAGTTCTATAGGATTAATCCTTTATTAAGGAATCTTCCTGACTATGTTGTAGAAGCAGGTTCTAAGACTTTTGTAGTGTGTGTTAAGGGTACTGCCAATTTAAAGCAAAAGGAATTTGAGTTATTGCCTAAATTGGTAGAGTGTTTTAGTTCGGAAGATGCGCCCCTGGTCTATGCTTTTTGTTTTCAGACTGAGCCAGTTCCGATCTTTGTTTTTCCCAATAGGATCATAGAGTTATATAACAACTCCATTGATGCGAAATGGGATGATGGTGTAGTTTATAGAAACCTCAATATCAAGGAGCAATCATGAATGAATATGTCTGGACAGCAGCAGGTACAAATATCGAAGAAAGATGGATTAAGCAATATGGATGGGTCAGACCATCAGAGTTGCCAGAGTACCAAGCCAAGTTTAAGTACTTTCAAGAACTTCCATTGCGAAAGCTGGATGACAATGCCAGGATCGAGTATGAACTTGCTTTGAAAAAGGCAAGAGTAGTCAGAATCAAATAATTCAATTTAAGGACAGAGAAAATGAATGATATTAGTGAGCAAATCACCAAAGCAAGAAAGCTAATCAATCGCCTGGAGATGCTCAATGCCAATCCAGCTTTGG